AAGACAAGCACAACAGCAACCTCAACAGCACAACGAAGCCTATCGTGGCATTAAGTTTGTCAAGGAGGACAAGTGATGCAGAAACTCAATTTTCTTCAACTCATTAAAGAGAAGAAGCAAAAAGAAGATCGTCGTCACAAAGCAGAACTCTGCATGGCAGGTAACTGTCAGGTAGGTAAAAAGTGATTAGTTTAATCAGTGGAATCGTTTTAGGTTCTACTGCATTCATGCTTTTAATTTATGCCGAAGTACTATTACTAAGTAAGTAATGCAAAATTACACATATCATCATGATGATATGGATAAAGATAACAGACCACCTGCCTGTTATCAATTAAAATACAGAGGTTGCAACTACTGGTCATGCTATCTCATTCATTTGGATGAGTGGTTTGATAAACTACTAAAGTTTGAGGGGGATTGACTCTCCCTCTTTTTTTGTGTATAATGTCTAAAGAGAACTCTATTTTATGGACAGAGACAAACTAAAATTAATGATTCGGAATCTGGAGTTGTTAGTAGATTCTCTCAAAGCAGAAATCTATTCCGATATTGATGCATACAAACGTAAGTCTGATTACAAAGAAGTAGCATCGTATCTCCATGAGTATGATGAAGTATTTGAAGATAGCGATTTAAACGAGGACTTTTGATGACTGTTAAACTTGTAAGCGTTACTCCTGACGCAGAGCAGACAATGGCATATGTTGCCAGGGTTTCTAATCCTGCTAATCAAGAGAATGATAACTATGCAGGACTTTTGCGTTACTGCATTAAGCACAATCACTGGAGTGTCTTTGAACAAAGTTTCATGACTCTGGAGATTGAGACTACTCGTGCAATAGCAGCTCAAATTTTGCGTCACCGTAGTTTCACCTTTCAAGAATTTTCACAACGGTATGCTGATAGTTCCCTACTCTCGAAGGCGATCCCTCTTCCAGAACTCCGTCGTCAGGACACCAAGAATCGTCAGAACAGTATTGATGACTTGGATCCGCTCATCATTGATAGGTTGGAGAAGCAGATGAATACTCTGTTTGATTCTGCAATGGCACTCTATCAACAGATGCTTGAGAGTGGTGTTGCAAAAGAGTGTGCCCGTAACGTTCTTCCTCTGTGTACTCCCACTCGTATCTATATGAGTGGTTCATGTCGCTCATGGATTCATTATATCAATCTGCGTTCTGCAAACGGAACCCAAGCAGAACACATGAAGGTCGCAGAAGCATGTAGGGAAGTATTCAAAGAACAGTTTCCTACAGTTGCAGAAGCCCTTGAGTGGGTCTAAATAAATTATCTTGAATTTATAACAATGGCAACATACCCTGTAGTGAATAAAACCACTGGCGAACAAAAAGAAGTTGTGATGAGTATTCACGATTGGAATCAGTGGTTAGAGGATAACCCAGACTGGATTAGGGATTGGTCAGATCCTTCTACTTGTCCTTCTCCTGGAGAAGTTGGTGAGTGGAAAGATAAACTGATTAACCGCAATCCTGGTTGGAATGATGTTTTACATAGGGCATCCAAAATGCCTGGTTCACGAGTAAAGAAAATCTAAGTATGCCAGCAAAGAAAAGAAAAGGTGATTCCAATAGCGGAATCGGTAGCATGAGTTCACGACAAATGAAGAGAAAGAAACCGATTAATTCGGACACAATGGTTGACATTAAACCATTGACTGATAACCAGAAAAAATTCTTTGATGCATATAAAGCAGGTAAGAACCTGTTTGCATATGGAGCAGCAGGAACTGGTAAGACATTCATTGCACTCTACCTTGCACTCAAAGACGTGCTGAATGTAATGACTCCATATGAAAAAGTTTATGTGGTTCGTTCTCTAGTTGCAACTCGTGAGATTGGTTTCCTTCCTGGAGACCATGAAGATAAGTCTTCTCTCTATCAGATTCCATACAAGAACATGGTTAAGTACATGTTTGAGATGCAAGATGATAATGAGTTTGAAATGCTCTACGGTGCATTGAAAGCACAAGAGACGATTCGTTTCTGGTCTACTTCTTTCCTTCGTGGAACTACGATGGATAACTGCATCATTATTGTTGATGAAATGCAGAACCTGAACTTCCACGAACTTGATTCTATTATCACTCGTGTGGGTGAGAATTGTAAGATCGTTTTCTGTGGTGATGCCGCACAGTCTGACCTTGTGAAGACTAATGAAAGAAATGGTATTCTTGATTTCAAAAAGATTATCATGGCAATGACAGAAGACTTTGAGTCTGTTGAGTATGATGTTAATGATATTGTTCGCTCTGGATTCGTCCGTAATTACATTATGACTAAAATTGCACTGGGTATTTGATGTTTGTTCATTTAGATTATTTGAAAGAAGAAGTTGATTTGGAAGCAACGAATGTAGATGGGACTCGTTTTTATAAAGTCCCATCTGGAAAGATGTATCCATCAATTACTTCGGTCACAAGTTTTTACAACCGTGAAGTCTTCGTTCAATGGAGAAAGAAAGTCGGTGAAGAAAAGGCAAACAAGATTACCAGGGAATCTACTTTTCGTGGAACAAAGTTTCATGATTGTGTAGAACTTTACATGAAGAACACTCCAATCAGTGAGATTGAGATGCTTCCTTCAACAAAGTTTCTCCTCCTTGCGGCTAAACCTTATTTGGACCGTATAAATAATATACATGCTTTAGAGAAGTCACTATACAGTGACTACCTTGGTCTTGCAGGTAGAGTTGACTGCATTGCAGAGTACGATGGCGAACTCGCAGTCATTGACTTTAAGACGGCAACAAAAATAAAACCAGAGGAATGGATTCAAAATTATTTTGTGCAAGAAACTGCATACGCTTGCATGTATTATGAAATGACTGGTATACCAGTGAAAAAACTTATTACTATTATGGTAGCTGAAAATGGAGAATGTGTCGTCTATGAAAAGCGCAACAAGGGTCACTATATTAAACTTCTCACAGAGTACATCAGAAAATTTGTTGACTACAAAACAGGAACCTATGGAGAATCAGGTTGAAGATCTCATCAAAGAAAAATTTCTATGCCAAGCAAAGTTTGCCCAGGAAATTGAAAGTCTCGTAAAGAACAATGGTTTCAATTACATTGATGCAATTCTTACATTCTGTGAAGAAAACAAGATTGAAATGGAATCCGTGTCTAAACTGATTTCAAAACCATTGAAAGAGAAGTTAAAGTATGATGCAATTCAACTGAACTTCTTAAAGAAAACCACAAGAGCAAAACTTCCGCTATGATTTCCAAAAGTGAATTGATACATTATAAAATTCAGGCAGCAATGCGTGAAAATGCATTTATTGATTCTGAATTAAAATATCTTGGAGAACGTTCTGGTCATCACTGGTATCTCATTGCAGGAGAACACGAAGTGATGGCGGAACAAATTGAAGAATTTGAAAATGTTTACGATGACACCGATTGATGTTTACAAGACTTATCTTGCATTTAAGAATCACTTCACTAAAGTAAGTTATAATTACTTTAAGTATTCTGGTAAGTCCAGAGCATCTGTTGAGGCATATAACAATCGTAAGGATCGTTATTTCTTTGAGAGAATGTCTCGGAAGAAAACAGATGAAGAGATTAAAGAATTCTTTCTCGCCAATTTCATAGAGTGTGATGATCCCGATCGCTTATGGATTGGCGAGATCATTCAGACTGGTAGTGACAGTCACTCCTCCTGGTTGAAGAGGTTTCAAGGACTTACCTACCTGTTCAAGACAGAGGTAGAAGTCTTTGTGCATAAGGAAACCTTTCAAGAATTATTCACAATCAAAGGTCAATCGCATCCTGAGATATTGAAGAAGTATCTCCAGGGTGCTTTGTCTATTGAAACAATGGTTATCCTTGACATGATTCTTGATTATGTTAAAGACTTTGATGTAAAACTGAATGATCCAGTGTGGGAAACCGTCAGTTTTAAAATTAAAAAGTATAAACCATTTCTAAATATTGATGTGGACAAATACAAAACAATTCTCAAAGAGCAAGTAGCATGAGCAGATTTTTTGATTCTGAAGTAGTAAGAGAGTCAGTTCTTGAACTGGAAGAACTTCAACAAAAACTCTACAGTGAGATGATGAACATGCACACATTTTCCACTGAAGAAAAGAGAGAACACTTAGAAACTCTAAAAACATTTTTAGAGAAGCAAAAGATTTTCTTCTTCCGTATTTCTCTTTCTGATGATCCAGATGCACTGGAGATTAAGCAAAGAGTTATGGACGCAGCAAAAATGTTTGGTTACAATGAAATTGATGGCATGGACAAGTTCTTTGAGCAACTTGATTACACCATCAAAAAACTGGAGAAATCCCTTGACAGGTAAGGGCACTTGCCCTATAATAGACCTGTCGTCAAATCCGACACATCCTAATCTATCC